TGAACTAGCAAAACCTCCTAAAGCCCTCACGTATGCACGTGCAATATTTTGAGAAACATAAAGATTAAGATCTTCGTTTAGGTATAAAGTAGAAGGTATTGCATCTACGACTTTTCCCATTTCAGTAATTACGTTAGCAGCAGTTACAGTGGTGCCTGTAATATCACTTACATCAGAGTCATTACTCAAAGTAGTAAAGAATCCATCAAACTGTCCTGCTGTTCCGTTAGTACCAGACCAAATATTAGTTTCCATTCTTTGCGCTACTTTTGAAGCAACGTGACCTATTAAAAAGTCAGAAAACTTAGGAGGTAACTGATCGTGAGCAGAAAATCCTTGAGATACTGCCTCCCAATCTGAATTAAAATCTTTTTTACACAATTGTAGATTTACTTGAAATTCTTCGGGCTGAAGAACTCTTTCTGTTAATGTTAAAGTAGATGTTGCACTAAAATCACAAGTTGCATCTTTAACGATATCGTCAGAAGCTACTTTTTTCAATACCTCTTTGTACTTTACATTAGGCTTGATTGTTATACCACCGTTGTCTAGTGTGTTAGCACTTAATAGCGCAGCTGAAATATATTCTCCAGCAAATTCACCAGCATAAGTAGTAGTTATTGAAGTTGTTGTTGCCATTTTATTATATTATTGATTATGATTAATTTTTGCAATTTTTGCTAGAACTCTATCTTCAGTAGTCATATTTCTATTTTGACTATATAGATTTAGTTTCTTTTCTAATTTTGACTCTGGTGAGTGTACAATCGGAGCTACTTCCTCTTCTACGGCAGCAAGCTCTTCTTTTGGCACTTCCTCATTCATTTTGTCTTTCTGTGCGCCCATATCGGTCATCATTTTTTCTACCATAGCTTTGAGTTCAGAAAACTCTTCTTTGGTAACAAATTTTGATTCTGGGCTTTTTCCTGGAGTTTCTTCCATTAGACCCTTCTGCTTATCTTCATAAGCTAGTTCTTCTTCCTCAGATAATACAATTTCTTTTACATCATCTTCGGGTGCTTCAACTACCTCCTCTTGAGTTTCGGCTACAGGAGCCTCTTCAGTCTCTTCTACTTTATCTTCAGTATCTTGACTGCCCAAAAGAACGTCTTTGAGTTTTTCTACAATTTCAGTTGCTTTCATATACAAAAAATATTAATATCTATATTAATATTACTAAAAGCTATAATATCTGTTGTATTTTCTAAGGAATAGTTTGTACTGTTATTAGCCCACCAGAAACTCTGACTTGAGTGCTAATCCCAGCTATAGTATAAAACCCGTCACTAACAAGTGTTCCAAGTCCAGAGCTTACTGGAGCATTAGAAGCATAAGGACTAGCATAAGCTTTTAGTCCATTAGCTGCTGGGTTGTGCGGAGCTATAGGCACATCACTTCCTGATATATTTTGAAGACTAAGTGTACATATTTGAACGTTTCCAGTTCCAGTTCCACTTTGAACTGAGGTAAATGCTGATGACGAATAATGAGTGAAAGTAAATATACCAGCATCTAATCCAACGTCTGGATCCCCTTGAGAATAAACGGCTGTGTCAAATCCAGCTAAAGTTATATCTGTTGCTCCAGCAGTCCAACTTGCTGTATCTCCAGTAGGTTGATTGTAGCTAAATACAACCGCACCTCCTTTTATGTTACTATAACTTTGTGTACTACCATTATGATGCGTTTGAATAGTTATACTTTTAGTTCCTGCCCAAGATGCTGAATATCTAGTTAAAGTGAGACCTGGCTGACTTACCGTAACAGTACAATCAAATTGGCTCCCAGCATTTAAATATGAAACTGGAGCCTGAACCCTTACGGTTAAATCTACAGAGGTTGCGCTTGTGTTCGTATTTGCTGATACCGAAGAAGGAGTTGTTGATATAATTGTGCCTATATCTATAGAACCTTGCGTAACAGTGCCACTTTGAGATACTGAAAACCCACTAAAAGTTATATCAGAGCAGGTTAAAGTGGGTGATAAAGGCTGGGTGGCTGTAGTTGTACAGGTTATTGTACTTCCTGCATTAAAATACCCACTAGGGACAG